GGGCACGGTAGGTTCTGAAAAAAAAATGTTTCCCTTATTTTGTAACGGTTTTGTGTTTTGGGTTGGGCGAACCCGTGTTTGGTTTAGTTTTAGGTTTTGTGCGGGTGTTTTTCTATTTTGTCGTTTTTGTGCTTGGTATTGGGCACCGCGTCGAGAGTTGCACGGCTTACACGCGGGCACCATTTCGGTGTCATCACCTACTAGATCGTATGGCACTACGTGGTCGGCCTCGGTGGCCGGGCGGCGTTTACACCAATGGCAGTTGGGTTTGTCGCGTAGTAATGCTGCACGCTTTTTTCGGTATGCGGTGTTGGCGGTGCGCTTAGGCATTAGGGCCTGACGCGCTAACGCTTGTCCTAGCGCGCGCTTCGCGCTTGCTATCACTTTGCATTAGTTGGTGTTGCTTACGGGTTTGTGTCGCTTGGTGTGTTTTCATTTGTTTGTTTAGCGTAGTTGTATTGCGTCGAGTGTCTTAGGCACAACGCCCCCGGGCACCAACCCGTCCGTTGGTTATGCACGGATCACACACGCCACGCACCTATTCGTATGCATGGGCTTTGCACGCCTATCTGACGGGCTAACTACGGCCTGTTAGGCCGCGTGGATTTGCACCAACACCTACTAGACACGTGTAGGACGTAACCGTGTGACGGTTCTACTAAAACGGTTCCTCAACTTCGGGTTCCGTAGTTTTGTTTGCTTGCTTAATTAGTGCTTCAATGCATTTGCTTGCGTCAACCTTGCTTAAATCGTTAACGCTTGCCAAATCCTTGCCTAACGCTTCGGCACAAAATAGCGTCAACGCGTCATCATCTGCAAAACCCGCTTTTTTTGCTTGGATTTTAAGCATTTTGCCTTGCGGCACCGTCATAGGGCCATTGCTGCTAACCATCTTGCGTTTGTTCGCTTCTTTTTCAACGATTTGGGATAACGCCCGTTTTTGTTCCTGTTTTTCATCTAATGGCCACGGGTCTTGCGGTGCTTCTTGCCTATGTTTAATTTCGTCGTGGCTTGCTATGGATTTGTCAATGCCGTAACCCATGTAACCCAACGCGCGGCCCAATGCCGACGTAAACCCAACCATGCGTTCGGCGTTACGTGTGTACGGTGTTCGGCCCGGTATCTGTTCGGCGGCCGACGCAATAACCGGTATTGGATCGGTTTCGTCGCGCCATACTGTTACAACACACACCATAAACAATTGTTCGCCAACCTGTTCTAAGGTGCTAGCCGTTTCTTGTATGCGTAGTTTTGGCCAATCTTTTAACGCCAACCGCAACCGCGTAGGTACGTCAACGTACCCGCCCAAATCGTATGCCATTGCTTTACCGTCGCTTCCTATCTTGGTGGTATGCACGCAATGTAGCCATGGGCTGTAACGCGGTTGCCGGCGTAAAGTATGCCGGCCGCGGCACGTCTGCCCGCCAATGCGGCCGAACGTTGCAATGGCGCAAATGCAACCAACCGCGCAACACCACCGTGGCGGTATCTACGTCAACTAACGCCAAAACGAACGGTGCCGGTTTATCATGCGGGTGCGTAATTAGGCAATGCGTCGGGTTAGTAACTGATCGCACTTCAACGCCTTGCACGTCGCTTTCGCCGTGGCCTTTCTGCAAAATCACCAAATGGTGTTCCGCGTCTAAGTATTCGGCTACCGCTACTTCGCCAACAAATCCCATAACCATTTTGGCCCGCATTTTGGTTGGGTCATCTACAAAATTTGTTTGCAAATGGTGTAAATCGTGGTTTGTTCGGTCTATCAGTTTGTCTACAAAATCGTTTACGTCTAACAATGTTTGTAACGATAATTGAATAGTGACTAAACCGATTTGGTCAGTAACAATCACGTGCCACTACTTCCAAGCGTTGCAATTCGGCCGTTAAATCTAAAATGCGTTGTTCTAAAATGCGTATGCGTACCATTGCCAAAAACGTGCAATGCGCTACGCGTAGGTCGGGTGTGTTTTCGTGCAAATCGTTTAACCGGTGGTACACCTGTACCCCGGTGCCGTGGCAATCTGCTAAGTGCTCGCTCATGGCCGGTATGTAGTCCAATTCCACCAACCGCCGCCGCTTCCCTCAACACCCGCCCAAATTAAAAACCCAATACCTAGGTTTGTGGCCGGGTCTAATAGGTCTTGGCACGTAATCGGGTAGCCGTTAACGGCCGCCCAACCTTGCGGCCATGCGCTAGACGGTTCTACCCATGTCGGGCAATGGATCTGCAATAACCCGTAACTGTTCCCGCCGTCACCTAGGGCGGCCGGATTACACCCGCTTTCTAAACGCATTATTTCGGCTATTTGCGGGGCCTCGACGCTTGGCCACCCCAACCCCAATGCGTACCCCGTCCACGCACCACAATGCCCTACGGCGGGATAGGGCACCGTGGTAGCGGTAGGCGGTTTTGGGGCTTCTACGGGGCTGTAAACGGTGTTTGGGGCCACTATGGTGGCGGTTACTTCCGTGTCGGGGTGCACGTCCGGTAGCGGGGCTATCCATAGCGAAATCCCAAACGCGGCGGCTACCAATGCGGCCAATGGTGTGTACGCAATCATGCGGCCCCGCCATTTGTCGGGTGCGTGCCCATGTGTTCTAGGCGGATTGGCTTGCCCCATGTTTCCCATTTATCCCCCCTAAACGCCATTTGCGCAAGGCTTATTGTGCCGTCTGGCCGCCTAAATACTTGTACAAGTACTTGCGCCCCGGTGTCCAATGTGCCGGTTAGAACCTCATAAAAAATAAGGTTAGGTGGTTGGTTTGTTTCCTCTTGGTCGGCCACGTCGCTGCCCGCCTTTCGTTGTATCTGCCACGGTAGCCAATGGCTGTTCGGGCGTGTTGGATACCGCAAATGCCTGTTCGAACGCGGCTTTTACGCGTTCGGCGTTATTTGCCATACCTAACGTTATTTCTATGTGTAACCAATCGCCGCCCGGTGCGCCGTGGATTGTTGGCCGAGCGTAACTTACCCAACCTTGGTGGTTATGGGCTTTTTGTGGTTGTCCATCCACTCGATCTACGCGCCACCCGCGCCCAAAATCGTTTGGGTAGTAATCCAAGACGCATTGCACGCCCAACAATTCGTAGTTATCTAGCACGGTGTTTAGCCATGTAAGTGCTTTTATTCGTGCGTTAGGTACACCTAGTTTTCGTGCCTCAATACGGCGATACGACAAATCCATGGCTACGCCCCGTGCGTGGTTGCTTATTACGCCGCGGGTGGTGTCGGTACCGGTGCCGCGTATGTTACGCATTGCGTAGTGGCCGTTATTCCATAGGGCACCGCCGCTAGTTAGTTCGGCTTGTTTTACCCACTCGACGGTTCCCGGTAGTGGCCCGGTAACTACGGAATAGCCGGGCACTTTGTAAACGGGCATTATTTCTTTTTGTCTTTCATGCCGTTGCTAGCAACTATGCCGGCCAATGTGCCCGACAAAAACGTAACAATGGTTGCCATAAGGCTAATAAATTCCTTGTCGTTTGGGGCTTGTTCTAATGGTTGGCTAACAAATAGCAACCCGTAAACAAAACCGATTACTACTACGGCAAAAACCACACCTAAAATTACGCCTACGGTTGCAACCATGCGGGCGTGCAATTGTTCGGCGGTGTAACGATCTTTCATATTTAGCACCTATCGGCGGGTGTGCAATACGTTGGCCGGGTGCTTGGCTTGCCGTTGTTGCTGCGTGTAGTTTCGCACGCTGTTAACGTCAGTAGCGCGACGATTGCTAGCCACTTCACTACGCCTCGGGCGGTGTTGGGTCTGGCGGTGGTGGTGGCACGATTACCACACCGTCAACTACGGCCCAACCGATTGCGGCCGGCTGTTCGGGCGTGTACTCGATCAAATGTGCCGGGTCATCATTTACCCAGTCAGGTGCGACTACCTCAACGTTGACAACTACGCCGTTGGTGACGTTGGGGCTAACGATTGCTACGGTGCGTTCGCTCATACTTGGTACTCAATCCAAACATAGCCGCTGCCGCCTGCCGCACCGTTTGTTCCTGCCGTGCCGCCCGCGCCAACTGTGACGGTGATACCAACGGCGGGTGTTACTGCGCCACCTGCAACAATGTATGCGCCGTCACCTGCGTTACCGCCAGCGCCATAGTCAGCGGAATTAGCGAACGCACCTTTGCCACTATTGGTTGCGCCAGCATAACTTGTTCGTGCGCCACCACCTATTGCATTTATTCCGTTGCCGCCTGTTGCGCTAATCGTGCCACCTGCAAATGCGACCGACGAAGTACCGCCCGTTCCGCCTGATGTATCACCAGAACCACCGCCGCCTGCACGAATGTGCGCAATCGCATACGTCACGCCTGCCGGGGGCGTAAAAGTACCTGACGCGGTAAAGGCCGTTACTTGCGTCATGCTTCCAAGGTTAGCCCAACTTGTGCCGTCGTAATACTGAACCTTGTTTGTGCTTTCCAAATAACACAATTGGCCTTCGGCCAAAACCTTTTCACCCGTACCATTAAATGCCGCGTCGCGCGCGGTGGTGTCTGCAAATACGGGTACGCCCGTGTTTATCTCGGTCTGCTGTTGGGCTGTCAACACCTGCCCGCTAGTAAACGCTGGTACCGACGTTTGTTGGTTTACACCCATGATCTAATCCTAACCCAACACGTTGGTGCTATCTAGCACCCCAAATGTGTTATCCGACAAAATCAGTAGCGTTACTACCGTGGTGTCGGCGGTGTAAAACGTTATTGTGTGGCCGCCGTCCAAACTTATTTCGCCGTCTATGCCCTCGACGCTTAATTCCTCAGTAATGGTGCCCATGTTGGGCACGTCCACGGTTATTTCTATGGTGTCACCAATATCTATTGTGGCCACCGTGTCGCGTTGTAAATTCGTAAGCATTGCCAAATTTACGGTTAGGGCCGTTAAACGGGGTTGCGGTTGCGGTGCTAGTAGGTAGGCGGCGGCGGCCTCAATCTGGCCGGTTACGTGTAGCAATGATTGGCCTATGTCGCGGGTCTGCACAAAATAAGTTGCTTGGCTTGGCAAATCTTGTTCCGTTTCGGTAGTGCCGTTTAGCGCGGTTACTACGGATCGGTTTACTACTTGCCTTGCGTCAAATTCTATTTGTACGTTTCGGTACTTAAAATCGGTGCCTTGGTCGCTAAACACGGCCACCGGGTTGCTAAGGGTTTGGCCAATGCGTTCCTGAAATGTCAATGTGCCATTGGCCGACATAAACAAACGGCCAAATTCGGCGGTGCCGTTTATCTGTTGCAAATATGCCAACACGTTGGTGCCGGCTGCTACGTCGTATGCCAACGCGTGGCCTAGATCTACGGTGCCGGTTGCTATTGCCGTTGCGCCCGCGTAGTCCACTTCGGGTAGGGCTAACACGGTGGTAATACGTTGCCCGGACGTTTCTGCGCTTGGGTTAAACGCGTCCATAAACGTGTTGGCTAACAAATAAAAATCATCTACGCAATTAACGGTAATTATGTTTTGTCGGTCTAATTCGTATTGGTAATTGTAAGTTTCTACTATGCCGTTAAATAGCGGTGTGGTGTCTCGAAATATGCGTACCCGACGCATAGGTGCCAAACCGGGGCGGTTTTCCGTCGGGTCGTAAAACGGGCTAGTGGTATCAAACGGGTTTAATAGGCCGCCCGCTAATTCGTCATTAAGCGTAAATGACATAGTGCCCGCCCCAAACTGATCAAACGGTGTCGAGCGTCCACGTTTGTAATTTACGCCCGTAACAAAATCCGTAATATCGGCATACGAAGTAGTACCGTCTAATACGTCGGGGCCGTTCAGTAATGACGTGTTAAGAATAAATGCGTCTTGCAAAAACCCTGTATCTAGTTCTACGGTGTAGTCACCTGCGCTTGCTACTACGCCCGGCATTACGCCACCCGTATGTCAATCACACCGCTACGCCTGTTGTAAGCCCGTAACGCGTTTACCAACTTGTCGGGCAATGACGCGTCGGCCAATGTTGAGTACACGTTCACCGTTATGTTTCCGCCGATACCACCACGGTTTAACGGGATAACGGCTTCGGGGCCGCGTTCCCCGATCATGGCCAACGTCGGCCCGGTAACTATGCCACCGTCGGCAAGTAACGGGATTTTAGGCACGCTAAAACCCTTGCCACCCAAACCCGGCACCCAACTAGGTACCTCAAACGACAATTTGCCTATGCTGCTATTCCACAATTTTGCTATGCCATTAAAAATAGATTTGTAAAAATCTAAAACGGTGTTTAGGTACCCTTTAATAAAATCTACTGACGCGGTAACACCCGTTTTTATTGCGTCAAACACACTATTAACCATGTTTCTAAACGCTTCGGATTTGTTGTACGCCAACACTAATGCGGCTACTAACGCCACAATTGCTATTACTACTAACGTAATTGGGTTGGCGGCCATAACAAAATTAAACGCGGTTTGAGCGGCGGTAACTAAAATAACCCCGGCTTTGTAAACTTTCATTGCGGTGTTGGCAATTAGTACGGCGGCCGCTACGGCACCAATAGCACCCGCAACAATTAAAAATGCGGTGGTGTTTTCTTGCGCCATTGTCGCTAACGGCATGAGTATGCCTAACAATTTTTCTACGGCGGGTAGCAATGCCGCGCCTATTGACTCTTTGGCTTCGGCCATTTGGATACCAAAATTTTTCATTTGCCCGGCGGCTGTGTTGGCTGCGTCTGACGCGGCCCCGCCGGTGGTGCCGGCTAGTGCAATCATTACATCGTCAAAACTTTGGCCGTCGGCTATTAGTGGTATTAGTGACGCGTCTAGGCCTTTAAGGCCTTTCATGTTGCCGTTGTAGGCCTTGCTTAGTGCGTCGGTAACGGTGGTTAGGTCTTTGCCGGTGCTTGCGCTTATGTCGAGTGCGGCACTTAATAGTTCTTGGCTGTATTCCAACGAACCTGTGGATTGCACCAACGTGGCTAGCGCGGGCCTTAAATCGTCATCGGCTACGGCGGCCGAACGCGACATAACGGATAGCAATTTTTCATTTATTGCTATTTGTTCATCTGTTGCCATACCTGAACGTTTAAGTACGCCCGCTAATTGGTCTTGCGCGGCTGCGTCTTCCATGGCCGCTTTTGCGGCCGAACCTAACCCGGCGGCTAATCCTGCTAATGCGGCGGTGGCCGGTATTGCGGCTTTTTTTAACGCAAATTGGGCTTTTTCGCCGGTGGTTTCCAATTGCTTAAATTCGGCTATGGCTTTACTAATGCCCTTGCCGTCAAATTCGCTAACGATTGGTAAGGATACGGCCATGGTTAACCCCTAACGCTACTTCACTTGGCCATTTCGGTGTTTACTAAATCCATAACGCGTTGCACCAATTTTTCCATTTCCTGATCTAATTCCGTTTTGCTTTTTTCGTAACCCGCCCAAACGGCCCTTGACGCGCCACCATAACGGGATTGCAACATGGCAATGAGTAGCGGGCCACCAACCGCACCTACCCGGCGGCCATGCGAACCTACCCGGCTAAACACGTCACGATTACCCGACGATTGCCGCCCGGCCATATCCACCACCGTGTTTATGTAACCTTTAAGCACCAACCCAAATGTGCCAACGTTTTCCACGTTGCCTTGGAATTCTTTAACCTTGCGGGTGTTAATTTTGGGCTTTAATAACTTTTGGGCCTTGTTGCCGTTCCAACCGCTTGCCGGCAACATTTCTAAACCGCTCGACGTTTTCCATCCCTTAGACATACCGCTAACGGGCGGAATTGTTGGAATTATCTTTTGCACCGTATCTACAACGGGTTGCATAATCTGTACGTAATCTTTTGTAATCTGGCGGCGTAACGTAGGCGCAATTTTATTTAACTGTTTTAGGTTTTCTTTAAGGCCAACTACGCCTACCGAAATGTCAACGGCCACGGCTAGCACGTTCCTGTTGCCGGGCTTGTTCGTTAATCACGTTAATAACGGTAGCCAGATCGTATTCATCAAATTCGACGTTGGGCGGCCACCACCCGGTAGCCACTACTATTTCGGCTAATCGGCGGCGGTAGCCGCCACCGTAGGGTTTACCGGCCCGCTATCCACGGGTGTAGGCGGCCCGTCTAACGCGGCTTCATAGTCGGCTAGCGACAAATTGGCTTGCGGGTGTTTTGTGCGTTGCAATGCGTACCACGTAAGCACCACCATGTCTTGCGCCCGTAAATCGGTGCCTAACTGTTGCATAGATCGTTTGGTGTGGCGTTCCCAATTTAATACGTCAATAAACCGTGTTTCTATTTCTACGGTTGCACCACTAATAAGGATTTCCCATTTTATGATCACGTCGCGCTACTTTCTATTTAATTGGTTATCAGGTTGTAGCGGCGGCGTAGGTGCCCCCGCTCACAACTATTTGTACCTCACCTAATTCGCCTAAATTTGCCGCCAGCACTTCTAGGCTTTCTACGTACCCATTTGTTAAACTGAACTTTGGATTTGTTGCGCTTACTACGGTTCCGTCGACGGGTGTGCACTCGACGTAACATTGTGTGCCAACTAGGCCCGACAATGTGGCGTAAACTTCGGCCGAATCGTAAGATTGGTTAAACGTAAGTGTAACGCTGTTCGTGTTCATGCCGGCTTGGTAAAACCTGTCGCGGCTTGCCATGCTGCTACTTTCCAATGCGTCGGCCTGACGCACCACTACCGCGCTTTTGCAAAATTCGGATAGATCAACGGCCGTGGCAAGTACCGGGCCGATTTTTACTTCGGGTGCGCTGTAATAAACTGTCTGTGGCATTGCCATAATTAAGCCTCTTTCGTTAGGTCTTTTTTAGCACGTTTCGGGGTCGGTTGCACGTCATTTTGCGGTTTAATTGCACCTAGGTGTAGCAAATAGTAAAAATCGGCTACGGCTAAATCGTCACCGCCTATCAAATCGCCTACGTGTTTGTCGGCAAATGCGTGCGTTACGACGTATTTACTCATGGCCCTATTTTAGCACCAATTGTTAGTTCATAACTTGCATAATCTTGGGTGCCGATAGTGGTTACTACCGGGCGAACGTCGGTTAGCCCAATTTGAGCGCGACGCACTAGGTCGGCTAGTTCCAATAGTTTTTGTAAGCATTTGTAATCGCCGGGGCCTGTACCAATAATTTTAACTGTCAACGTCATATCAAACACTAAATTGCTGTTCATGCGAATAAACGGGGCCTCGACAAACGCGCACGGCGGGTTTAGGTTGCGTGGATCATCAAACACCCGTAACCCGGTAATGGTTTGTAGTTTGTCCACCACGTTGTCGTAACCTAAATTAAACGCGTTTACGGTGGCCGCCATTAGGCAACCGCCGGGCGGTTAACGCCAAGTAGGCGCATAATCTGGCCCATGCTGCCACCCGTTACGGTGCCCGTGGCTAGCGGATCAAAACTAGCAAATTGGTCTATGCTGCCCCGCTCGCGATACAACGCCCCGGCATACATAATCGTGCCCAAACGTACGTCTTGGCTAGGTACCGTGCTTACTGATCCGTCAAAATAGCCGGCTTCGGCACGCTTGCGGTAAGCGTAAGCATTGGCGGCCGCCGTGCAAATCGTTAACAAATCAAAATCGCTCGACGGGTTAGTAACCGTAAAACCTAACCAATCCTCAACGTCGGCAACCGTAATCCACGTTGGCGTAATCGTGTAGGTAATTGTGCCGGTTGCGGCGGTGCGGTCTATGTCATCTGCCGTTAATGCAAATAGCACTTGGTTGGGCAGTAACACCGCGCTATCAAAAACCAAATCGCCGGCCGTGTCGGTGCCTATAAACAGATATTGCGGGCAGGCCACCGCGGTGTAGGTGCCGTTAAAACCGCTTAGGCCGCTAATTGTAAACGGTTGCCCGGTTACTATTTCGTTGGCGGTAAGGGTCTGCACTACGCCATAGTTGGCGTTTATCTGTTTACTTACGATTGTGTACGTAGCCACCGGCTACCCCTTAAAACCGTTAGGCGACGACAATGTATTTAATCATGTCCGCGTCTGTTGCGAACGTAGCGAAATAGCCGTAGTACGTGAAGTTGCGGCCCAACAATTCTGGATCCTCAACCGACATAATTCCGCGCACGTTTTCGTAGCACTCAAACCCTTCGGCGCGAACTACAAACAATGTTCCGGCGGAAAAATTGTTATCCACAACCAATTGCAACCCCATCACGTTGGTGCCAAGGTATGACAATTCGCGGGCGGATCCGATTGTGTTTGTGCCAATAAGTGACGCGCCAGACGTGTAACCGAACACGGGCCGTTTATCGCCGTCCAATTGTGCGCCCAATTTTTGCCACACGTCGGGGCTAGCAAATAAGTGTGTTGGCGTAAAATTGGTAGCCGCTTGGATATCTTTTGCGGCTTCATACAAACCGCTAATAAGGCTTGTTGGATCGTTGGCGGTTACTGTCCACGTTGCACCCGACGCGCTAGCGGCGGCTGCTAATGCGTCGCAAGCAATGTCATCTGTCTTTATCATGTATTGCCCGGATAGGTCGCGCAAAATAGATTCGAGTGCGGCGGGATCCGTAAAATCGAGATCCTGTTGTGAAATAAACACGCCACCGGCCACCGTCGAGCGTGTAACAGTGTTGCTTGCAATAGTCATTTTTTGCGACGATACGGCCGAACCCTCGGTTTGTGTGCCGGCGGTGGTGTGCTGCGTAATGGTTGGGCGAATAAATGCCTTGCCGTTGCCGTTTGGCATTGCACGGGTACCCAACGCGGTTACCACCGGGCGCACGAAATTAAGATCCTCAAACACGGGGCCAAGCACGGGTGTTGGCAATAGGCCGGGCGTATCGGTAGTCAAATCTTGCGCCAATGCGGCTTGGATTGCGGTTTGTGTTTTTGCTTGGTGCTGTTTGTATGCGGCGTTTACGTTCCTAAACGCTTCGCCGCCCATGTGCATGGCGGCCATGTATTCGCCGGGTGTTGGCAACGCAAATTGGCGTTCAGTTTTTGCGGCGGCCCATACGGGTGCGGTTGGCGCGGCTGCCGGTATTTCGGCGGCTACTTCGGGTGTGGTGTTTTCGCTCATGGTGTTTTCTTCCTTTTTACTTGCGGCTACTTGGGTGATTTTTGCTTCGGGAAATGCGCCTAACGGTACTAACGATAGTTCTAACCACTTGGCTAATGCAACAACCAACACGCCGTTATCGTCAAATTCGGCTTCGATTGGTTCGGCACCGACGCTTACCGCGTCTAGCACACCGTCTTTTGCTAGTTCTAATGCGTCATTGCCGGCGGCTGTTTTACTGATACGCGCCACAAAATACACGCCGTTTTCGTCCTCGGCGCGTTCGGTAACTACGCCAATTGCGGCGGTTAAATCGTGGTTCATTACAAGTTTGGGTGCGGCCCCGTCTAGCGGTAGTGATCCAGGCAAAAACTTTACGGTGGTTCCGTCTGACACGGTGGCTTCGACGTTGTACGGTGCGGCTACGCCCATTATTTCGCGGCGGCCCTCACCGTCTGCTGCACTAATCGTTACGGGGCTAGCGGTAAACCTAATCATGTTTTTACTGTACCACGCGGCGGTTAGCAACCGGGGGCAACGCTTCCGCGACGTTGGTTGCGTCACCCCCGGCCGTTCCTGCGTCGCTGTCGGTGTCGGTTTCGGCCATGCCGTTTTCTTTTAGGTATCCGCGCACGTCTAGTTCGACGTATCGGCCGCGCGGGATAATGCTGTTCATACTTAGTGTCTGTTCTATGCACTCGATTAACGGTTTAGCACCAAACAAATACAAATCCTCGCGCGCTTGTTCGGCGTTTTGGTATGTGTAGCCGGGTACTGATACGCCAACTAGGTACGCGGGAATATTTGCTAGACGTGCCATTTCTAGGGCCATAAATTCGCGTGATTGCACCAATTGCAAATCGTCGGGTTTGTGGCTTGTTTCTTTGTAGTCCACGTATTCGTTTAGGGCTGCGACGGTGGATTGTTGGCGGGCGGCGGCAAATGCGGCGGCCATGTCGGCTAGATCTTGGCTTGTCATGGGTTCGCCACCGGTTTGTTTTAGGTAGCCGCTAGGTATTTCGTTGGTTGCGAACCGTTCGGCGGCGCGTTGTAAACGTAACGCGGTGGTGATTGCCATTTGGCCTTGGTAAATTAGCCCGCCGTTTGGGCTAAGGAATTGCACTACGTCTTTTGTTGCTAGTGGTGCGCCCTGAAATGTGATTTGATCGGACGGCCCGAACCATTGCGGCCCGGTCTGATCGAGTGTGTAAACGTTTTGTGCGGGTATCCATGTAAACGCGCTTGGAAATCCGTTACCCAATCGTTCGGTGATAACCCAAAACGCGCGGCCAAACATCATTAGGTCGCTAGCGGTGTTGGCCATAATAAAATTACGGGTTACGTTCGGGTCGGGGTGGTTAAACCATGTATCGGGCGGCAAATAAATCCGTTCCATGTATTCGCCGTTCCATTGCGTCGAGTACTGCTTAAACGTTAAACACCCGATCATGCTTGCGATTAGATCGCGTGCCCGGCTAACTGTCGGTATGGATAACGCGGCCTCAACGCTTGGGCTAGCGGTGTAAAACACAAATTTGTCCACCATGCCCGCGCCAATATTGCTGCCGTTGCTACCGGTGTAACGTGCTGCACCTACGGCGGCTTTTGGTAATGCGTTTTCTTTTTTGCTAAACAATGCCATGCGCTAAGACTAACTAGCCACGTAGGCCGGCACCGTCACAAATGCGGGTCGGCCAACACTTTGTTTTCCGTGGATTATTAGCCCGCACGCTGCAACTAGGCACCGGGCTAATTCGATCGGGCCGGGTGATCGTTGCGACGATAACGAAATCGTGCCGTGTGTTCGCCCGGCTACTGCCCGCCCGACGTGTTCGGCCAACATGGTTTCGCCGGTGTGTTGTAACTTGCCCTCAATAATCATTTGGCGTACCGCGGCGGTGTAGCGGGTTACTTCTTGGTAGCCCCAAATTATGCGGCGGCGTTGTAAGGCTAACGGGCAATGCAAATCTAGGGTTGGGGTTACTGCAATAACTAATTTGGTGTCGGTGGCGGCGGCCTCAATACGCCGCCATGCTTCGGCCATGGTGTCCACCACGAATTCCACGGTGGCTATTACGGCCCCGTTATCGGATTTGTTTACCCGTACCGCGCAATAGCGGCCGTCATCTAGTGACACTTCTACGGCTAGCACACCGCCCGGGGCGGGTTTGTCGGCTACCGCATTGTTGGCCCATACACCGGGTTGTATCCAACCGGTATCGGATTGCACCCATAGGTTTACCGACGATCGTAAAAACGCCGCTCGGTTGGGTGCGGCGGCCTCAACGTGCAACGTTGCTTCGGTAATGGTGTGCCCTAATGCGGGGTTGGCGTAACGCCATGCCTCAATCGTCATTGGGTCTAGTTCGGGTGGCGGGCTGTATTCGGCTAAATACAAACCTGCGTCGGTGCCCGTGTCTATGGCCCGTAGCCCTTGTTCGCGCCAACGCAACATGGCGTGGCTGTCCTCGGTTCCGGCCGTACTAAACATGACGCATAGCGGGTTTTGTTTAGCGCGTTGCGTAGGTAACAAACCAATGTCTAACGCTTCTTGCGACACGCCCCAAACCTCATCTACTAGCAACAGATCGGCGCTTAGGCCGTGGCCGGCGGCCGGCGTAGCCGCTCGAACTACCCAAGTGCAATTACCTAACACCAATTGGTTACGGCCATACGCGTATTTAACTTGCGCACCGAACTTTTCTTTAAGTAGCGGCGCAACGTCTTGGAATAACGACACCGCTAGATCCAATTTATGGGCCGTCGTAATAACAAGTAGCGGGCGGTTTTGCTTAGGTGCATACACCGTTATGTACCACCCCAAAATGGCCCGCAATAAAATGGTTTTGCCGTTTTGACGTGCCACCGATACCAAACCAATACGGTTTAGCCACGACCCTTTACGCTGCCCCAACAAACACCGGGCCACGTGCAACTGCCACGGCATAAGCGTGACACCTAAATGCGTTTTCGCCCATGCGGCAACCTCGGAAACGCTCGACACAAATTTGGCCGGCATGATCGTTTCTAATCTCGGCCGGCTTGGCCCCATTTCGTCGGATTTTGGCTTGGCCTTGCCCGAAC